CGTAGACCAAAAACAAGACGTTCATTGGCAAACTCTTCGAGGATTTGTAAAAGAGCAAATTGAGAAGAATAATACTATACCATCTGAAACTTTTGGATTGTATATTGCTAATCGAACTAAAATAAAAAGTAACAAATAATAACTAAGAGGTAAAAAATGGCAACACAAAAAGCCACAAACGCAGTTGCTCAAAAGGCAACAGCACAAGCACCTATGGTTTCAAATATGGAACAGTTTGCAGGTGCAGGAGCGGAAAACATTACATCAAAAGATGTATCACTTCCGTTTTTAAAAATCCTTACTAATAATTCACCGCAAGTTACTCAAGGTGACTCGCAGTTTATTAGTGAGGCAAGACCAGGTATGGTAATAAATTCTGTTTTGAACAAACTTTATGATGGTCAAGCAGGATTTAAAGTCATTCCTTGTTTCTTTAAATTCGAATACGTGGAATGGGCTGATAGAGGCACACAGAATTCTGTGGCACCTATTAATTCGTATCCAGCTGATTCGGATATAATGACTAAAACAACCAGGGGTGATGATCGAAAAGATAGATTACCTAACGGTAATTATATCGAGCCAACTCATTACCATTACGTGTTAATGGTTGATGAGAATGATCAAGCTACGACTACTGCTGTCATTGTGATGAAAGCTACTCAGGCTAAAAAGTCTAAGAAGTGGAACTCAATGATGCTTTCTCAAAGAAGGAAAGGCAGTAAAGGTATGTTCCAACCACCTACATGGTCTCAGATTTATACTCTAAGAACTGTGTTAGAAAAGAACTCTTTGGGTTCTTGGTTCGGTTGGGAGATTGATCATGATAAGGATATACCTAACGATACTCTCATGCAGGCAGCGATGTCTTTTTATGAGACGTGTAAAAAAGGTAATGCCAAGGTCAATCTTACCGAGGAACAGCAGGCACAAACAGGAACAACACCTTTCGAGCCTGCATAATGAGTTCACTAGATTTTTTTAGTAAACTCTTTGGTGGATTAACGTCTGCCTACGGTACCTACGAGCTCTCAGGAGCTCGTAGAGCCGATGGTAAAGCAGAAGGTAGAGCGTTAACTAAAAAGGCAGATGTAACATTAGAATTATTTGCTAAACATCTTAAAGGAGAATTGTCATTAGGTATCGTACCTATAATGAAAGATAACAACTGTAAGTGGGGTTGTATTGATGTTGATGAATACGATGGATTTAATCCTCTCGATGTCATAAAAAAAATTAGAGATTTAAAATTACCACTGTTTCCTTACAGATCTAAGTCTGGAGGATTACACATATTCCTACATATAGATGGTGTAGTACCAGCAACAGACATGATTGATAAACTTACTGAACTATCAAGTAGGTTAGGTTTAGCAGATTGTGAAATATTTCCTAAACAGAGAACTATAAATGTTGAGTTAGGTACAATAGGTAATTGGTTAAACCTACCATATCAAAACGCACATTTAACAACTCGTCATGCAATAGATGATAACGGCCACTCGATACCCATAGAAAAATTACAAGAAGCAGTTACGCCTTATCTTGTTAAACCAGAGGACTTCTACAAAATAAAATTAGAAGATCTTAACGATGAAGATAAAACATTTTCAGATTATCCACCTTGTGTACAGAACTTTGTAAAGAATGCTGTTAAGCCTGGTGATGGTAGAAATGAAGCTTTGTTTAATGTTGGTGTATGTATGCTGAAGAAACATGGTAAAGAAGGTGCGTGGGAAGATGAGTTAGGAGAGATAAATAAATCATGGGGTGATAATAAAATAGATCCTAAAGAATTAAAGATAACTGTAATAAAAAGTTTAAGTGGAGATAAAGATTACAATTACAAATGTTCTTCTCCTATAGCTAAAAAATATTGTGATCAGGCTGCATGTGTAAAAAGAAAATTAGGTATTGGTAAAAAAGATTACAATTTTCATGTGGACTCTTTTCAAAAAATAAGCACTAAACCTCCTAAATATATTTTAACAATAGATAAGAAACCTGTAAGACTTACAGGTCAACAATTATGTCAGCAACAACTATTAAAAACAGAATTGTTTGATTGTGATATTGTGTGGAAAACTATGAAATCAGAAGAGTTTGGTTTATGGTTAAACTATCTTAAATCAATTCAAACTGCTGTAGAAGGATACGACTTTACTGATGACGACAAAGATGAGTTTAATTATCTGTTCAGAAACTTTATGGATGATAGTCAGTTAGCTGATGATATTACTCAAACTCAAACGGACTATATTTTTGAAGAAGAAGGTTATCTATTTTTTAGAGCAGAACTATTTAAAAAGTTTTTAAAGAAAGAAGGTAACAACTTAAAACCTTTTGAAGTAAAAGAATTATTAATTGACAATGGAGCTGAGTACATAAGACAACATAAAGAATACAAAGGTCGATTGTGGAAAATACCAAAACCCGAAACACTTAACATTAAAGAACGTGATGTTAGTTTCAAACAACAGGAAGCCCCTTTTGACCCAGATACACAATAAAACTTTTAAGATATTTGGTCCACCAGGTACAGGTAAGACTACGAGACTTATAAAAATAGTAGAAAAACATCTAAGACTTGGAGTATTACCTCACGAAATGGTTTATGTTTCTTTTACTAACAAGGCAATTGATGAAGCTGTTGATAGAGTTCTTAAAAAATTTAAACAGTATGATGAGGATGATTTTATTAATTTTAGAACTATACATTCTTTTTGTAAGAAAGAATTGTCTTCAGTTCCTGTGTTAGATCCAAGAGTTGATATGTTAAAATTCCATACTGATTGGGGAACTATAAGTGCTAACTTTACAGAAGAAGATGCAAATCAAAAAGTATTTAGTAATTGGTCTTTAAGAGTATATGACAAAGCTAGAAATATGTTGGTAGATCCTATTAGTTTGTATAAGACAGAACCAATAAAGAAAGTCAGACTACAACAGTTCAAAGACATAATTAGAAATTACAAAAAATTTAAAAAAGATAATAAGATGGATTTTACAGATATGGTAGAAAAATATGTAGAGGAAATAAATCCACCATCTTACAAAGTATTTATTGTTGATGAAGCCCAGGATTTGACACCTTTACAATGGAAGTTTGTTGACAAGGTAGCAGCTCAAGCGCACAGAATCTATTTAGCAGGAGATGATGATCAAGCAATTTATGAATGGAATGGTGCTAGAGTCAGAAGTTTTTTAGACTTTCCAGGTAAGGTGTTTATTTTAAACAAATCGTATAGATTGAATAATACGATTCTTAACTTTTCTAAAGAAATATTGAAGTTTATACCTGAGAGACAGCCAAAAGAATTTACCTCAACCAACAAATCTAGTGGCTCTATTAAGACATACAGTAAATTTAACGAGGTTCCCTTTGATACATTAGGAGGAACTTGGTATGTATTAGGCAGAGTTGGAGATAACGTAGATGAGTTAAAAGAATATGCTAGGCAAAAAGGCCTGTATTTCCAAGACATGCGAGGTAATAAATCGTTCAATATTAACAAATGGAACGCCATTAATCATTGGTTAAATTTACAAAAAGGTGGAACTTTAACTAAAGAAGAGGTAGGTGTTTTGTATGATTTTATTGATCAAATTAAAAAAGGATGGAGAAAGATAGACAACAAAGCCTGGTCTGATATTCATCCTAACCAACCTTTAGATCTAGATTTCTTAAAAGAGAATTGTGGGTTAGAGACGAAGCACACTGAATGGTGGAAGGTCTTGAACAGAAAATTTACTGCTCGAGACTTGGATTATTTTCAAAGTATGTTAAAAAGAAACATTCAATTTAATGAAAAAGCAAAAATTATAATCGACACTATCCACTCAGTAAAAGGTGGGGAGGCAGACAACGTACTAATATATGAAAAAGCTAATTGGCCATCTAATTTTTCAACCAAAAACATCAAAGACAAGATGGCTGAAGCGCGGGTTTGGTATGTTGGTATTACACGCTCTAAGACATCCCTACATATACTCTCAACTAATCATACATATTTTTTTCCTTTGGGGCGTCTTGCATCTAATTTCAACAGGAGAACTATAAATGAGTAGTAAAGATATGTTTGACGAAGCTTTTCCAGACGGAAAGCAGGTCGGAGGATCCCACTATAAACAATTTATCATTCAACCATGGACTTTTATTAGAAAAAATGGCTTGAATCCTTTTCAAGCAAATGTAATAAAGTATGCTTGTAGATATTTAGGTAAAGGTAAATCAATTGAAGATCTAAATAAAATAAAACATTATTGTGATTTAGAAATACAACACTTAAAGGAGAAAAAATAATGAGTAATGAAATGACAAAGATACTAGAGAACCACTACGAATGGTGCAAACAAAACGGGAGAGATACTTCATGGTACAAAAAAATGAAAAAACAATCCTCTGTAAAGATTGCGAAAACAAAGCAGTAATAATAGAAGATAAAAAATACTATTGTGCTAAATGTTACATGAAGAAAAAAGGAATCAAACCAAAAAATTATGACAACAGAATTGGTGTTTAACCAAACAGAATCAGATTGGAAAAGGCCTGAAAGTTATCCTGACTTATCAGATAGATCTATCATAGCAGTTGATTTAGAAACTAGAGATCCAAATATAAAAACTAAAGGACCTGGTTGGGCTACAAAAGATGGAGAGATAGTTGGTATTGCTGTAGCTGCTGATGGTTTTAAAGGATACTTTCCTATAGGACATGAAGCTGGTGGTAACATGGATAAAGAAATTACTTTGAAATGGTTCAAACAGTTAATGGAAAACAATGTAGATAAGGTATGCCACAATGCTTCTTATGATATTGGTTGGGCAAGATCTTTAGGTATAAAACCTAACGGTAAAATTTATGATACGATGATTGCTGGTGCATTAATTAATGAAGATAGATTTAGTTATTCTTTAAATGCATTGTCTTTTGATTATTTAGGCGAAGTTAAATCAGAAGCACAGCTAAAAGAGAAAGCAGAGGAGTGGGGACTAGATGCTAAACAAGATATGTGGAGATTACCTGCAGGTTATGTTGGTCCTTACGCTGAACAAGATGCTGAACTTACACTTAAACTTTGGAATAGATTTAAAATAGAAATACAACAACAAAATCTAACAAACATATTTAATTTAGAAACAGAGTTAACTCCTATTCTTATAGAAATGAGAGAGCATGGAATAAGAGTAGATTTATCAAAAGCTGATGAACTTAAAAAAAGTTTTATAAAAGAAGAAAACAAAAGACTAAAACAAATAAAAGATATGAGTGGTCATGACGTTGAGATCTGGGCTGCTGTATCAGTTGCAAAAGCATTTGATGCTTTAAAAATTCCATATGAGAGAACTGCAAAAACAAAAGCACCTAGTTTTACAACTAATTGGTTACACAACTGTCCACACCCTTTAGCTAAATTAATTAGAGAGACTAGAGAAATGAACAAGTTTCACTCTACATTTATTGATTCAATACTTAGATATGAACATAATGGTAGGATTCATGCAGAAATTAATCAATTAAAATCTGATTCAGGTGGTACAGCCACAGGTAGATTATCTATGAGTAACCCTAATTTACAGCAGATTCCTGCTAGAAATAAGGAGTTTGGTAAGCATATTAGAGCTCTTTTCTTGCCTGATGAAGGAAAAAGGTGGGGTAGCTTCGATTATAGCCAACAAGAGCCTAGGCTGGTGGTACACTACGCATCAAGCGTAGATCAGGGTTTTGAGGGCTCCTATGAGCTTTTAAAGGCCTATGAAAACGATAATGCAGACTTTCACCAGGTTGTAGCAGAAATGGCTGATATACCTAGGTCACAGGCTAAAACCATCAATTTAGGCATGTTCTATGGCATGGGAAAGGCCAAATTATCGGCAGAACTAGGTATTGATATAGAACAGGCTAAAAGTATCTTAAATGCTTATAATGAAAGAGTGCCTTTTGTTAAGATGCTATCTAATAGATGTATGACTACAGCAGATAAAAAAGGATGTGTAGTAACTATAAAAGGTAGACATTGTAGATTTGATCGTTGGGAACCTAAGACTTTTGGTATTCACAAATCCATGACTAGAGAAGAAGCAGAAAGTAAATATGAACGAGGTATGATTAAAAGAGCCATGACATATAAGGCCTTAAATAGATTGATCCAAGGATCAGCAGCAGATCAGACTAAACAAGCTATGATTAACTGTTACAATAAAGGCCACCGGCCACTACTACAAATACACGACGAATTATGTTTTAATATTAACAAAGAAGAAGACATAGAAGAAATTAAATACGAAATGGAACATTGTCTAGATGACATACCTTTGAAAGTGCCCAGCAAAGTAGATCTTGCTCTTGGAATAAATTGGGGAGAAGCTACATAATGCCTTCTAAATTAGATGACTTAGCTCTAGGTAAATGTCCTCATTGCGATACAGTTACAACTTTCATACCCACAAGAAAACCACAAATTTACATTTGTGATTACTGCGAACAAAAAGTTAGGCAACATGTAAATGGAAAAGTACATTGGTACAAATTCAGCGAAGTACCATTAGGTAAATTCGACTAGGGACATAGATAGCCTGCTATTTTATATGAAAAAATAATTTGCTAGTTATTAACCAGCTTTATCTAAAAGACCACTCTTTGCATCTTCTACACTTTGATCATTGATCTTAGTTCGAAGTTCTTTGATCTTTATGTCGATCCACTTCATATCAGGAGTTACTCTGCCCTGAGACAGTGCTTGGTTCGCCCACTTGGACTCCAACTGAAGTTTCTCCGAGATTAACTTTTGTAGTTGCATCTCTATCAACCTCCTCAAAGGTTAGAAAAAGAAAGTTAGGATCATAAAGTCCTGCACCATCTTTTTCGGTTAACTGCCCAGAATCATAACTCGCACTAAAAGATTCTAAAGCAGCTTTATCGTCGCTAGCCTCTATAGTTTCATCCAAACGAATATCTTTATAGTTGGCTTGGATACGATAAAGTTTCATAAGAATATCTTATCAAATTTTTTAATGTAAAACAAGTTGTCAATAGGTGCTAAAAGTGTTGAAAACACTAGCTTTTTAGATGGTGGTAGTAGGAGTGCAATGAAATTTTATAAAAATATTGTATTTATTTACATCATTTGAACCTATTTCTTTCATTTTATTTATAGATTCTTCATACCCAAAAATAAGGCAATCATACTGACTATTAAATGTTTCCGTCCATTGATACGGATCCATACATGTACCTGCGACCTGGGAGCAGATTATTAAAGTTAATAATATTTTCATTTAAGTATTGACCTATCTTATTTATCATCTATATAGATAAGATAAATATAAATTAATATTAACTAATTATACAGGAGAAAATATGAACAGTAAAAGTGTCAGCTTCTTAAAACTTGTAAAAGAAGTAGATGAAATACTTAGTAAGATGCATTCTAAAAGTTCTGATGGTGAACCC